CGCGTGGCTGATCTGGATGTCCTCGCTGCCGCTGAGGGTTTGGAGGTCGGCGAGCGCTTCGCTGATGTGTTTCTGCAGTGCGATGGCCTGGCTGCGGATGGTTTCGGCCGTGTTGAGACGGTTTACGCTTTTGTCGATGTCGTTGCTCATTGCTTGTTCTCCTTTGTTGGTTCGTTCGTGGGATCGGCTGGCGGGCCGCCGATTCGGGCGAGGGCCTGGCCAAGCTGGCGCATTGGTTCGGCGAGCGCCATCCTGGTTTTTCTTTTCATTTCGGTTTCCTCCTATCGCTTGCGCCATTCTCCGTTGGCGTATCGGTTCCATCCGCGTATTGCGGTTTTGATGTCGTCGTCCGGGGTCGTGATCCAGATGGCGTTCGGACATCCACGGCATTTGGCGATCCAGAAGAAGCGGGTCGTGGCTCCGATGATTCGGGCGTAGCGTTCGATGTTGGGTTTCCTTGTGCCGCAGTATGGGCATGGGCTGGTCTTGTGCCATTTCCTGATGTGCGGATGGATGATGTTTCTCATGTGTTTCATGGTTTGCTTTCCGTGATGATGACGGTCCGGATGCCGTCGGCGGGCTTGTTCGTGTGGTGGCGCAGGTCGCAGTCGATGATGTGCAGGCCGATGCCCTGGTATTTCAGGACCGCGTGGACCGGGCTCAACCGGATCAGGTCCAGTGTGCCGTCCAACGTGACGTCCATGCGGGTGAGTGCGATGCATCGCCGGCCGATCAGGTCGGCGGGATTCCGGTATCGCCATGCCGTGTGCGCCTGGACCGTCATGGCCGGCCTCCGGTCAAGCCGGTCAGGATGATCACGCCGAACGGCAGGAGCGCCACGGCGATCGTATTCATCACCATGCCCCTTTCAGGAGTTCGCGGTACCACCGGTAGTCGTTGATGTCGCGACGGATGCAATCACGCACCCTGTGCGAGCCGTTATGCCCCTTGTACGGGTCCTCGGGACAATCCAGGAACGTGAGATAGCGGCGCAATGTGGTCAGATCGAACTTGCGGTAGCTCAGCCACGCGTCCGGATTCAGGTTCAGACGCTTGAGGAAATCGAGGTCGAAATCCACGTTCGTGCCCGCCGGAACCAGCATGAAACGTTGCGAGAGTGAGTCGAGGTACTCCTCCACCGCATTCGCCACGACGCCCACGCCATCGTTGTTGCGCGAGCCGTTCAGCAACTCGTACAGCAGCCCGTTGTCGGTGTGCATCGAGAACGCGATCGGACTCATGTCCAACAGGTCCAGACCGGCCGGGCGGATGATGCGATGCAGCGAACCATACGACTGTTCGCCCAGCACGTCGGTGCATTCCATGCCGACCTCCAACGGGAGGGACGACGCCCTATCGATGCCGGTAGTCTCGAAGTCCAGCCACAGGAGCACGTCCGGCTTGGTCGCTTCTTCGCTCATTGTTGGTTTCCTTTCGTCTGGAGGAGGATGATTTCGGTCTGGGTGAGTGCGACGGCCGTCCCGTCCTGGTTGAGCCGGAACCACTTCCCCCGCCAGTCACGCACGGGAATGGCGAGCGGATCCATGCCGAACGGCACGATCAGCCCCAGCCGTTCCGCCTCCGCCACATGCCGGTGGACCCACCCATGGCAACCCGTGTCACCGCTGCCGCACAACTCGACGATGTTCGCCGGACTGTGTCGCACATCCGGATCCGCCGCACGACGCAACTGCCTATGATGGCCACTGCGCCCAGGCCAACGAGCCGGATCATGGATATTCACGCCGCATCGGAGGCAATGCCACCCCTGACGTTCCAGAGCAATCCGCTTCGATTCCTCGAACTCACCCACAAGACACCCCCTCCCGCATCAGGGCATCGACCAAAACCATGCACGCCGAACAATTCGCCCTCAAACCAGACGCCATCACCGCGATACCGCCATCACACTCACCGTCGGCGAGCGCTCGCAGTTCGATGGTGGCTGCGGTTTCGGCGGTGTCGGCGAGGAGTTGGGCGAGTCGGCCGAGTCGTTCCTTGGTCATTCGTCGGCCTCCTCGTCTTCGTCGTCGGACTGGGCCGCTTCGGTGATATTGGCGACGAGCCGGTCGAGGTGGTTGGTCTCGTCGTCGGCCGGCTCGTAGCCGAGGTCCTCGAGGATCCGGTAGTAGTCGATGATGATGCGCGCTATGTCGATGTCGCCCTGGTCGGACCAGTCGGATGGTTCGATGAACCATTCGATGCGGCTGGCGAGGATGGATACGGCCTCCGGTGGCCAGTCGGAGGTCTGCAGGCTGGTGTGGGCGGCGTGCGGGGCGTCCGCGGCGGGGATGCCGGTGATCTTCTCGTATTCCATGCGGCCGCAGTTGACGTCGTCCCATGTGGAGAGCGCCTTGGTGAAGCCGTCCGGGTCCGGGTCGACGAGTTGCAGGAGTCCGAGCCTTGCCGTGGTTTCGACGAGCTTGGCGCGTTTGATGGCGTGGAGGTTGGCGTGCAGCCATGCCATGCGTTTGGCGGCGGAGGCGGCGGCGTATTCCTCGAGTGCATGGATCCTCGCGTCGCGTTCGGCCCGTTCGAGCGTCCGTCGTTCCTCCTCGGCGCAGGCGGCGGCCCGGTCCCGGCGGTGCCACAGGTAGATCTGGCGGGTCTCCTCGTGGATGGAGACCGCGTCGGGTTGTTGCTCCCGGAGGTACTCCAGCGTCTCTTCGGGTGTGCCGGAGGCCGCGCCGACCCAGCCGTCGTAACGCCATTCGGGGTCGTTGAACGGTTTTTCCGGTTCCGGGATGAGGTTAAGGCCGTTGGTTTCGTCCCCGAGGAGCGCGGCGACCGATTCGAGCCATCGGCGGTCACGGTCCTCACGTTCGATGTTGCGGAGGACGTAGTCGAAGTTCGAGGTGCCGGCGGCGTGTGCGAGGCGTTCCTGACGGTCCGGTTGGCCGTCGTATCGGCTGATGGCGATCAGCTGGCCGATGGTGAGCTGGTCGAAGTCGCTGCGGGTCCGGCGGATTTCGGCGGGGATGCTGGCGGCTTTGCTGCGGTCGCGTACGTAGTCGCTGCTTCGGCCGAGCCTGTGGGCGACGCTCGCGGCGGTGGCGCCGAGGTCGAGCATGCCCTGGATGGCGTCGGCTTCCTCGAGGACGGTGAGTTGTTCGCGCTGGCAGTTCTCGGTGATCATGGCTTCGAGCTGTTGGAGCGGGTCGAGGTCGAGCACGAAGCAGGGCACGGCGCCGGTGCGGGCCTGTTTGCACGCGGCGAGGCGGCGGTGGCCGGCGATGACCCTGTAGCGTTTGCCGTTTGGTACGACGGACAGGGGTGAGAGGAGCCCGTTGGCCTTGATGCTGGCCGCGAGGTCGGACACGTCGCCGATGTTTTTGCGTGGATTGTCCGGGTGCGGGTCGATCAGGCTCGTGTTGATGAGCTTGATCTGGTTGCTCTGGTAGTCGCTCATTGCTTCTCCTTGCTGGTCTGTTGGTTGAGGTTTTCCGCGCATGCCTGGCATGCTTGCCACCATTCGCTGGGATGGCCGTCTCTGAGGCTGCCGGTGTGGTCGTATTCGTTTTCGTGGGGGTCCATGATTCGGTGGACGTGTTCGCAGTCCCAGGTGTGGTGGTGTGGTCGGGTTGGTGTGGTGGGTTCGGGTGCCCAGGTCTGCCATTGGTCGCGGAGCCATGTGTTGAGCCGTGGGATGCGGCCGGCGTGAATTTGGCCGTCGTTGACGGCTCGCTGGTATCGGCGGACGGCGGATTGGAGTCGGGCGAGCTGGGCGGGGTTCTCGGCGATTTTCGCGTACAGGCTTCGGGCTTCGAGGTCGGGTTTGCGGCCTTTCGTGCCGACGGTGCCGGGATAGGTTTCGGCGAGCCGCTCGTAGCCGGCGTCCGGCGGTTCGGTTCCGGTTCGCTTCGGTTTGCCGGCGGGAGGGGTCGGGAAGGGTATATCGGTATAGGTATCGGTTTTATGCCACGTTTTTGCTTGGCTGTTTGCTAGCAACTTGCTAGACGTTTCGCTACCGTCCTGCTCCCCGTTCGCTAGCAGGTTGCCAGACGTTTCGCTACCGTCCTGCTCCCCGTTCGCTAGCAGGTTGCCAGACGTTTCGCTACCGTCTTGCTCCCCGTTCGCTAGCAGGTTGCCAGACGT